CTAGATCTGAAGCAGAATTAGTTACTAGGTATCGTCGTATGTCGATGATGCCAGAGTGCGATGCTGCAATCGATGACGTCATTCACGAGTTTATTGTATATGATGAACACCAAAGACTTGTAGAGATTAACCTTGATCAAGCCAAGGGTCTCTCGGCATCAAGTAGAAAAATTATTCAAAAAGAGTTCGAAACTGTACTTGACTTATTGGAGTTCAATGAGAAAGGGTATGAGGTAGCACGTCATTGGTATATTGATGGCAGAATGTTCTACCATGTTATTATTGATCCTGAAAACGTATCAGATGGGATTGTAGAACTCAGATATATTGATCCTAGAAAGATCAAAAAAGTAAGAGAAAACAAAAAAGAACGTATTCCCGGAACACAAGTATCCGTGGAGCGGACAGTCCAAGAATTCTTCTTGTATAATACAAAAGGGTTTGTTGGATTTCCTGGAGGATCTCCTAGTGGAGGAGGACAGGATCAAGGCGTGAAGATTGCAAAAGATGCTATTCTTCATTGTACGTCTGGACTAATGAGCGAGGATAATAGACTCGTTCTATCACATCTTCATAAGGCTATCAAGCCACTCAATCAACTTCGAATCTTAGAAGACGCCACGGTCATCTACAGAATAGCTAGAGCCCCAGAACGGCGTATCTTCTATATCGATGTTGGTAATCTACCCAAGATGAAGGCTGAACAATACCTCAGAGATATGATGGCTAAACATAAGAATCGGTTGATCTATGATGCCGCCACTGGCGAGATTAGAGATGATCGAAAGTTTATGACCATGCTAGAGGATTATTGGCTGCCAAGACGAGAAGGGGGTCGAGGTACAGAAATTACCACACTGCCGGGCGGTCAAAATTTGGGTGAGATGGATGATGTATTATACTTCCAAAAGAAGATGTACAAGTCCCTCAACGTTCCAGTCAGTAGACTAGAACCAGATACTGGTATGTCGTTAGGACGTACCACAGAGATTAATCGTGATGAAGTAAAGTTTCAGAAGTTTATACAGAGATTGCGCATGCGGTTTTCAATGTTGTTTGATTCAGCATTGGAGAAGCAGTTAGTTTTAAGGGGTCATATGACTCCTGAAGAATATGCAGACGTTAGGCGTGACATTAAGTATGACTTTAAACAAGATAACTATTTCACCGAGTTAAAAGAAAATGAAGTTCTTACCGAGAGAGTGAATACATTGGCTCTTATCGATCCGTTTGTTGGGAAATATTTCTCGGAGGATTGGGTTAAGAGAAATGTGTTGCGTATGTCTGATGATGAGATCTTGGAACTCGACAAAGCAGTTGAAGCAGACCACGATCAGAATACAGAGATGGATGCAGCATTGGCAGATCCGGATCTGGGGGCTAATAACGTTGACGGAAAGCAAGGCCCCCCGCAATAACGGATTGTTATAAATATATGGAGGAATAAATGATGGCTGAATTTTCGGTTAAAGATATGATTGCGGCCGGCCAGTCAGGAGAGCCTACTGCGTTTGCGGATGTTTTCTCTGGTGCTATGGTAGGTAGGGTTAACGATAGGGTCGATCAAATTAGGCAAGCGGTAGCTGCTAAACTTGGTGGACAAGATCCTACTACTAAACCCGCCATGGAGTTAGGTCCCGAAGAACAAGATGATACCGATGAAGTAGTCGACAACGAACAAGAGGACGAGGAGTCAGATGGCAATTAAATTGAAAGAACTGACGGAACGGTTTAAGACTGAGATTGTACCCACGCCAGGTGCGGACAAGGGTGTTAATGTCAGCTATAAGAACGTAGTGCAGAAAGGCGAAAAAGCATTCGTCGATAAGCATGTCGTCGCCAAGACCGATTATCCAGTTCCCGAAAAAAATGCTGGTGATAAGAATGCTATCTTCACCGGTTCCAAACAAACCAAAGCGAAACGTATCGCTGATCAAGACAACGAAGAAGGCTGTGATGTCTATGAGTCGTTGAGCAAAAACAAATCTGATTTTGTATCTCGCTTCGGTAAGGTAGAGTCTGATGTTGATGCGGTAGACGAAGAGATCCAAGAAGAGTCTGATGAAGAAAACCTTTTTGTTCTCGATGACGGATCAGAGTTTCAATTTACCATAGAAGAGATGTCTCAGATGGAGGATGTATTTAATTCCCTTACTGAAGATCATCAAGATCAATTCGAAGATTTGTTTGTTCAATCAAGAGAGACAAACGAAGCTTTAATGGGTTGGGTGAGGAGTGTTGCATGATCAAGGTTATTGCTAACACCGCAATCTTAAATGCGACTCACGTTGAGCAGACTAATCGATTTGTAAGAATTGTCAACACGCATGCTACGTCGGTTGCTAATGTTGAGATTGGATCAGCTGTGGCCACAGTTCAAAAGACAATTAACTTGGATGGCGGCGAAGCCGTTGTTTTAGATCTCGGCCAAGCTGGAGGAGTGTGGCTTTCCTTAAATACTGATGTTGCGACCTGCTATGTCACAGCAGTTGCTGGAGGAAGCAGTTAATGAAACTTGTAACCGAACTAGTTGAGACCGTCGCTCTGTTAACAGAGATGGACGAAGCAACCGGTAAGAAGAGTCACTTCATTGAAGGTGTATTTCTCCAAGCTGAGATGAAGAACCGCAACGGCCGTATGTATCCAATGGCTGTTATGGAAAAAGAGGTTGGACGATATAACGAAGAGTATATTCAAAAGAATAGAGCATATGGAGAGCTGGGCCACCCTAATGGTCCCTCTATCAACCTCGAAAGAGTGTCCCATATGATTAAGGATCTACGTCAAGAAGGTAATAACTTCATTGGCAAAGCAAAAGTTTTAGATACCCCATACGGT